GTCGATGAATGCGGCGTCGTTTGGGGCTTGCTGGTCGATCGGCTGGGTGACGAACATTAGGGCATACACAAAGCCGAATACGGTGACGGCGAATACGAAGGCCATGATTGCGCCGACGAACACGATCAGCCGGGCGTGTAGTTGTTCAGGGGTTAGGCGTTCGCGCATAGATCAGGTCTCTTGTGCAGGTGCCGTTGGGTACGCAGATTGGTGGTTCGCATTCGACGTTTCCCCAGTTGGCGGGGTCTTGGCATGGGTAGCGGTATGAGCCGTCATATCCGCAGGCGGTCAGGATGATGATTGCGGCCAATAAAAAGAGGATTGCCCCGGTGGTGCGCCATGCGCCCATCAGCCGAGCAGCGCAGCAGCTTCGTCGGTGGTCAAACCAAGTTTGGCAAGTACGGCAGCTCGCGCTGCTGCTTTGTCGGCGGCGTCTTGTTCAATTTGTTTGATGAGCGCGGCTTGTTCCGTGACCCATGTTTGGTAGGCGGCAATTTCGTCGGCGGTCATTTCACGGTTGATGCCGTTGTCATTCACAATTGGTGTGCTCATTTGTTGTACCCGTAAATCGTGTAAGAGCCCGTCATCGTGCCTGATCCGACAAGAAGTTCAATGCCGTCGTAAGCGGTGGCTGTGCTGTGGTTGCCTGCGATGTAGTAGTTGATTGGGGCGGTGTATGCGCCTTGGCTGTTCATGTTCGTCGATGTGTAAGTGGTTGCCTCGGCAAGTTGTGGCCCGAATAAATCGACTGTTGCGCTTGAGAAAAACGATCCGTTGGTCAAGATGCCGATGTTTGCGCTGGTTTGTGCGGTGGAGCCTGACGCGGCGACCGATGCGCCGTTGCCGTTGATTGACTGAAAGTTGTAGTTAGTGCTGGCGCTAGTGCCTGAGGCCCGCAGCTTGAATGACACCGACCCGGTGGTGCTAGTGGTGTAGCGCAGTTTCAAGACGTAGTTGGTGAAGTCGGCGGTGAATACGCTGTCGGCGGTGACGGATGCGGCGGCGCTGAACGCGGTTTCGGTTTTGACGACCCACAGCCCGATCTTGTTCATTTGGGCGGCGGTCAATACCTGTCCGGCGGTGAAATCTGGGGGTGTTGCCATAGGTCTCCTTATCCTAAAACATTCTCAGCGTCGAGTACGCCATAGGTGGGGTCATCCAATATGAGCTCGTAAATGATGGTGGTGGCTGCTGTGTACAGGTTGATGCGGTGCCCGGTGTTGAAGTCGATGAAATGCTCAATGCCTTCAATGGATAATTCTTGGCCAAGGCTGGTCGTCCCGGTGCCTGTCTGAAATGTTTTTTCAATGGTGATCGTGTCGCCAATGTCGATAATGGCAACGGTGTCGCGTTGAGCGGTGGTGAGCATGGCGAATTTGGTGGCCACGTCGGTGTACCTGGCTTCGGGTTCGCCGTTCAGCAGGTAGGTGGCTGCGGCCGATAACTGTGATCCGCTGGTTTCCAGCAGGCTGTTGGTGATGCTCTCGGTTTGGATGAAGTAGGTGCCGATTGAGGCGGTGTCGCTTGCGGTTGCGTTAGACCCGCCGAGGTTCTGTACGTAGGCCCTATTGACGACGGAGTCCGCCTCGAATGTGATGCCCACGTTGTCGAACTTGACGCCTGTGCCGTTGTCCTTGAAGTCGGCGACCGATCCGCTCAGCGTCGCACCAATGCGGTTTTGGAATGTCAGTACCCCGTCACGGGATACGAACAGGCGGCCGAATTCGGCGGTGCCGTTGATTTGGTTGAGGTAGGCCAGCACGTTTGTGCCTGCTGGGACGGTGTAGGCGGTGTCATGACCAAGGTTGACGGTGCCTGTGGAGATGTTGCGGGCCGTCGGCCCGGTCGGATAATCGACTTCAGGCAGGTCTAAAACGCTTTCAATACGTTCGCCTGACGTTTCAGTCGTGACGTTGTATTCGTCCATGTAGGTCTGTGCCAGCAGGTAGAAATCGTCGGCGCAGTAGACGCTGACGGTGTTCAGCCCGCCCAGCGCGAAGTTGTAGTCGTAGTTGACGACGTAGCCTTTGAACAGGTATTCGAGGACGTTGCTGGCGTTGTATCGGCCTAGGCGGACACGGCGCATCGGTGCCAAGCCGGGCACTTGTTGGTTGGCGTCATAGTACGGGGATTGAGTGTCAAACGGGTTGAAGATGCCGTCGGCGAGCGTGTCGTTGAGCGTGAACGTCATGGTGCCTGCGCTGAACTGGTCGCCCTGATCTTTGCGGCCTCGACGCACCGCAATGTTTAGGGTGCCGTCGGTGACATCAGCAAATTGGGTGGTGCCATCTAAAACGTAAGTGCTGTCAATGTAGGAGCTGTTGAGGCCCCAGGTGGCGGTGCTGGTTGATTGGTCGGTGCCCAAGTTCCATTGTTGATTGACAAGTGTGTACCCGGTGTAGGTGTCGGCGTATGTGCCGTCAAAGTAAGAAAGCAAAGTTGAGCCTGTTTCAAGCATGACGGCATCTATGTAAGTCACATTTGACAAAGATGGGTTATTTACTTGACAGAATATTGCGACATCCAAACTTGCCGTATTTGCTGGCGTTGTTCCAGTTACCGACAAACGAGTCCAGCCTGCACCGACATTGATGGTGGTCGCTGTGCCAGTAATAATCCCAGCAACTCCACCCCCTGAAGTAAAGCAACGAATGTCAACTCGATGTTGTCGGTTATTGCCTGCATAATTGTAAAGATAAACAGATGCAATCAAATTTTGCCCTGCGGTCATTGTTGTATTGGGGTCATATGCAGTTCGTGCTGTTGTATCTGACGCGCTAGTTGAGGTCATTTGCATGCAAGCCGAGCCAATGTAAAAAGCAGTTGTTATGCGTGAAATTGTGGAACTAGCAGCAGCCCAACCTGTCGTGTTCGTTTCAAAGTTTGGGTTTGTGACAAGGTTGGTACGGGTCGTCGTTGTGGTGTAACCAGCCAACACACCTTTCACAGGATCATCAAGCAAAAATGCGTCAACCTGAAAACCTGCGTCAATCTCAAGCACGTAATTGCCTGATTGAACGATTGCTGTGCCGGGCATCAGACGTACCCGCTGACCTCAATGCGCGCCGGACCAGCCGATCGGTTGTAGGCGCGGATGCTGTCGACTACTGCCTGCCCGATTTCGGCGCTGGTCGCCAACCCGCCGTTGACGTTCACGGTGATGTTTTCCAACATGGCGTTGCGAGCGCTCGATGTAAACGGGTTGCTAGCGATCCCCGCCCCCAACATATTTGGGGCTTCCATGACCTGTCGGACGGATGCGCCCCCGCCACCGCCGCCACCGCCCCCTGTAGGCACGCTAGGAGCCGCTACAACGACCGATCCGCCCCCGGATGACGGAATAGGCACCCCAAGGTTTTTGTCGCCCATATAGCCGCTTGTGGCGCTGCTCAAGCCCGGCAGGTCGCCAACCTTGATAAAACCGACAGGGCTGAGAAGTGGGATCTCCGATGCGTTGACGCCTGGGATTGCGTTCATAGCCTTGATAATCAAGTTGTAGCCCTGAATAACGCTGTTGATCATGTAGTTGACGGCATTAGCGACCACGATCACGGTGTTGGCGATCGCTGCGCCAAATTGCTTGAACGGTTGTAGGAATTCTGCGATTGCGCGTGGGCCTTCGCGGTACAACTCGTACAACGCCCCGATGGTGACGGTCACAATGGCAAGGGATGCGCTCATTGCAGCAATCGAGCCTTGCGTTGCATAGAACGATTCCGTCAATGCAAAGTTGATTGTTTTGGTAGTGACGGCCAGCGCGTTGTACGCCTTCATTCCCGCGTTGGCTACAAGCACCGCAGCTGACAGACCGCCAACCGCCAATGCCAGTTTGACGATCAGCCCGCTGTTTTCCTCGACCCATGACGCCATGTTGGTAATGATCGGGATCAGTTCCTCAAGTACTGGAAGCAACGCGCTGCCAATGGCTTCGGTGGCTTCTGACCAGGCAATGTTGAGCTTGGCCATGCCGCCTTCAGCGGTTTCTGTAAATGCCTGGTTGGCCCCGCCAAACGTGCCGCCAAGCACGTTGATGATCGTGTCAAGGTCGGCACCCTCACGAATGAGGTTTGCCATTTCGGGTGTGAGTGATCGCAGCGCTTTGTAGTTGCCTTCGTACGCTTTGGCAAGCGCGTCAGCGACCGTCGTGGCGTCAATGGATGTTGCCCGGCTGATGTCCAGCACCAGCGACATTTGCTTTTGTGCTTCGGTAATGTCCTTTGTGCCTCGAACTAGCGCGGCAAACGCCGGACGCAAAACGTCATCAGCAACAGCGCCCTGCTTTGACATAACGCTGATCGCTTTTTCAACCTCTTTGATTTGGTCTTGAGTTGCGCCAGTCGAATTGACCAGCTGCACTTCAAGGGCTTTTTGTGCGGCCTGATCCTCGGCGGCGGCTTTTGTAGCCATACCAAGTCCCGCGGCCAATGCCCCGGCAGCTGCCGCGGCAGGCAACATTGCCTTCTTCAGCGCAAACGCCGACTTTTCGCCAGCGCCTTCAAGTGACTGAAACTCTTTTACGGCGCCACGAATACCCTTATCGTCAAACTCGCTAACGATAGGTATGCGGATGCTCATATCAGCGCAATTCTACGTTCAATCTCTTTGGCGACCTGTTCAATCGCTTTGGTCATTTCAGCTTGCACGTCGGTGATATGTGCTTCGGCGGCTGGCCACATAACGCGCGATGGATTGCCAGCAAATGCGGTCAGCGCGTCACCAAAACGGTTAGACGTGCCACGGCCTGCAATGTCGTAAATTGCAGCTGCCGGGTCTTTTTGGATGATCGTTACCACGCCATCTTTTTTGCGTCCCGCGTCCACTTTGACGGTGATGCCACGTCGAGCTTTACGGGCATCCCATGGCAACAGTTGGCGACCGTTTTGTGTCCAACGGTATTTCATACCCGACAAGGCTTGTGCAGGATAACTGCCTTGCGCCGCCACCACGATTGGGCTGGCAATTTGCTTAGCGTCTTTGGCAAACTGTTTGCGGGCCTCAGGGTCAATCTGCTTGAGGTCACGCAACATTTGCTTGACGCCGATCACTTCAACGGTTGCCATTAGCGGCCCCGCTTTGCTTGTTGCTGTTGCAACTCAAGCACATGGAACACGGTGGTCATGTCTCGAATGTCAAACTCCACTTGCGGCGGCCAGTAGCCCGTCATAACTAAGACCTCAGCGAGGGAGCGTCGCCAGGTGCCGCGATGGTAGGGGTTTCGTCGGTGGTTTCTTCGATCGGCGTGATCTCCATGTCAGGGTGTTCAGCGACCCATTCACGCCACGTTGCGGGTACTTTGTCGCCAGCAAGTTTGCACAGGATGTATGCCCAGCAACACATGTCGACAAAGCCGATGCCTTTGCCGTCTGCTGATCGGCGGTTTTCGGTTTTTTCCCATTCAACAATGGCGAGCATGTTTGTGACCATGGTGCGTGGCTCGCGCCCGTCTTTGAGGTCGACTTTGAGTTTGACGCGCATTAGTTACCTTTCGTCGGGCAAGGCTCCGCTAATGCGGGCTTGCTTGATTTGTTTTCAGCGCCGCCCGATTGGGCTGGCGAGAACATGGTTACGACGTGCTCTTTGTGAGCGCGCCACCCGAGAACGTCAGGTCAATGGTGCTGAGCTCGCCCAAGGATGCGTTGATCGGAGTGTGGCTTTCGAGATAGGCCTGCACCAGTTCATACTTGGGGGCTGTTGCGGTTGGGGTGGTCAATGCTGCGGTGGTGGTTGCAACGATGACGTCGACGGTGGTACCGACCAAGCTGTAGATGGTGGCTTCGGTTTCGGTGGCTGCGTACGACTGGTACAAAGTGACCGTGATCGTGTTGTTTTGCAGACCTGCGGTGTACTTGCGGGCGCTGTCACCAAACGCGGTGTTTTCCAACGCTTCCTTGGTGTAGTTGACAACGGCGGCGGTGCATTGGTCGGTGAGATCAACGCCGTTGATCTTGATTGCCGGGTTGGACAGATAAACGCTGGTTGCCATGGGTTACTTCTCCTCGACTGGTTCTTCTTTGACTTTAGACGACTTTTTTGCTTTGTCGGTGGATAGGAAACCGCCTTCAATGAGAGCGTCAATGTTGATGCCTTCGGCTGGCTCAAACTTGTCGCCTGGCGTACCAAGGCGGGGGCTGACAATGATGTACATGGGTTCTCCTAGCTGGTTTGGGCTTGCATGGTGACGGTGAGATCGTAGGCGGGCAGGATCGACCCGCCGATGTCAATGACGGTTGGTCGGCCCCCGGTGACAGCCACGTTTTTGGCTAGCAACATGGCGCAAATGTTGAGCAACGATCGCTGAGCATCCAAGTTGGCTGGGCCGAGCGTCAGCACCTTGACCGGGAATGTAAGTTTGACGATGTTGTAGTTCCAGCTTTCCCACGATGGTGCGTCAATGAACGCGCACGGTGGGACGATGTTTCGGGGATCGTTGACGACCTGTAGCCCTGTGATGGTTTGCAGGGTTGCGGTCAGGTCGTCAATGGCCTCGTTGAACAGGTCGGTGTATGCGGGTACGGGCATTAGGCCACCTGTGGGCGGTCAATCCCCAACAGTTGCTTTACCATGCCCGATAGGCCGACGACTGGGGCGGTTGCCATGCCGTCAAATGACGCAAACTGATCCATTGAACCGCGCTGACGGTACAGGGCGCCGCCATACATGATTGTGCCTAAAGTGACGTCGCTCGACGGGCTGGTGCTAACGCTGTCAATGTATCCAGCTTCTTGACGGCGGCGGTAGCAGAATTGGTTGGCGGCTGCGGCGCATTGCGTCAAGAACGCGGCGTCTGCTGCGGTTGCGGTGCCGATGCCTAGCCAATCTTCAATGTTGGTACTGGTGATCCAAGTGCAGACTGGTGTGTATGCGAGCGACCCGGTGGATGCGACGCGCTCGACATTGCTGGCGGTCTTGGCGTACAGCACCTGGTTTTGGATCGGCACCTGGTAGTTGTAGAGCAGGTCGCCTTCGGTGTCGGTGCCGATGTACAGGTATTGCGGGAGCGCGTAGACGGTGTATGAGCCGTTGAACGTTGCGTCGACGCCTGTGACGGTGATTGCGCCGCCTACAACTACCTCTGAGGGGGTGAGGAGCTGTAGGACGGCGTAATCGTCCAGTAGGTACTTGTGGGTGACCGTGTAAGTGGCCATTAGAGAGGCCTCTTATCCGATCAGGCCAACGCGATTGACTGAACCTGGTCGGCGTCAGCGATGAACGTTGCGACGTACCCGTAGTACGAGAACGTGCGTCCAAGGGTGCCGGGCACTTCGACCGACATGAGGCCGCGTACCTGCTCGTAGAACTCGCAGGCCGTTCCGCGGGCGACGACCATCGTGTTTGCCGCAAAGTTGCGATCTGCGACAAGGTTGAGGCCGAACGGGTTGAACGTGTTCATCTGGGTGACGTTTGCCGATCCTGCTGCGTTGACGCCCATCAAACCTGCGGCGCCCACGTACGGAAAGACATTTCGTTTTTCTGCGTCGAGTTGGCGTCCAAGCAATTCCCACACGTTTGGTGCCACGAAAATGTGGTCAGGCAGGAAGTTGGTGTCGGTCAGGATGTTGACTGCCGCGCCGTAAAGTGCGGTGATCAGCGAGGTTGGGTCGGTCTGGTTGACCGTCCACGTTGCGCCTGATGCTTGTGCGCCTGCGACGATGGCGTCTGCTGCCACGTTGTCGGACTGCAAGAGGTACTGGCCTGCCAGGTCGCGAAGGATGATTTCCATTGCGGCCGGGCTGGTGAAGTCGACGTCCTGCACGGACAGGGTGACCTGACCTGCGAGCGTGGTCTTGGTGACGACGTTGGATGCGATCACAGGGGTGGTGGCCGAAACTGGGTTGAGTTCAGGCGACTGTGATGCGACCGACGGGTGGGTCGTCCACGTTGGGCGGATGAACGTCTTTTGGTTGCCACCGTCCGGCATGGCGCGGGCGCCGATTGCTGCGACGACTGGGCGAATGTAATTCAGATCCTGGAACACCGGGCCGAGAACTGGGACTGGGAGCAAACCGGGCGTGTCGGTGGTGAGGGTGTCACCTGCGGCTGCCTGAAGCGCCGACTGCTTGGAAAGTGCGAAGTCGCGGGCAGCTGCTGCGACGTTGCGGAACGTTTCGCCACCGATGTGCATTGCGGCGAGGTATTCGCCTGCGGTTGGCAGGTCAAACTGACGCTTCGGCTTGGCCGGGATTGGTGCGGTTGGGATCGTGGCCTCGACTGCGGCGGCCTCGACGACTGGTGCGTTTTCCATTGCTGGTGTCTCCTCTTGTGGGGTCTCTTGTTCAGTATTGCCGATTTCTTCGGTTGGTTGGTGGATACTTGCGGCAACTTCGGTGATCGCAGCTGCGTCGCCAAATGCTCCGACCGGGACGAGCGATAGCTCGATCCAGTCGGCGGCTTCAACGATCATGGTGCCTTTGTCGTCGTAGCTGAATTTGGTGGGGTTGATGCCAATGCTGACCTGGTCGATGACGCCTTCGGTAAGCAGGGTCATGGCGTCTTGGCCTTGGCTGGATGCCGACACTTTGGCGGTGAACATCATGCCGTCTGCGGTGTCGACGCGCTCGGTGACGACGCCGACGGGCATTGTGCTGTCGTGGTACATGAACAGGCGCGGCGCTTTGCCTTCGACGGGTAGTGCGCCTGGCTTGATGATGACGGACTGGCCTGATGCGACGGTTGCTTCGACGTTGTACGGGACGGCGACGCCTGAGATCTCGCGTCGGCCTGCGCCCTTTCCTGCGGTGATGGCGAAGTCGGTGCTAGTAAATTTGATCATCGGTTTGCGATCCTCTCTTGCGTGTTTTCTTGAATGTTGACGTCTGATGGTTCATCCATTTTGTCGGCTGCGTATTCTTCTTCCAGGTATTCGTCTGCATCGAATTCGACGTATGTGCCGCGTGGTAGAACGTTGTCCATTGACAGGGTTGCGGCGATTGCTTCGGCATACAGCTTGACGCCAAAGATGTAAAGGTCGGCGCGGGCCTGCTGTGCTGACTGATATGAGTACGACCCGGTCGACACGCCGACAAGGTATGGCGGTACGTTGCCAAGGCGGGCAGCTTCAAGCGCCGAGTAGTTGGCGCTTTCAATGAGCAACATTCGGTCGGGCGTCATCGTCGTGGGTTCGTATGCGAGATACTGGTTGAGTGCCGCCGTCTGATTGGTGGCTCGGGCCGCGTTGAATTGGGCGGCAATGTCGGTCAATTCTTGCGCCGATAATGGCTCGCCGTCGGTCTGCTTGAGGATGCCTGCGGGGATTGAGCTGCTGGCGTTGCGGTTGCGGGCGGCCTCAATCTTCAACGCTGTCTCAATTGCGCCTGGCGCCGAGTAAATGAGGCCTTGGGTTGGGCTGAGGAATTGCACGAGGTTGGCTGGGTCGAGTTCGCCGCCGTTGAAGTACACCTGTTTGGATGGTGCGAACCAGACCGGGCCAACCTGATCGGGCGTCGTGATTGACCCGGTTGGCAGGCGGGTGAATGATGCGGGGTAGCCGTCGGCGGTGCGTGATGTGATGTACCAAAACGCGCGTCCATAAAAGTAGAGGTCATCAAATGTCCAGGCCATAATGTGCTGAAACGAAACGGTCGGGTCGGGTCGACGTAACCATGACCGCGGCGCAATGTACACCTTCGTCATTTCTTCTTCTAGCTCGTTCCATACTTCGTTGTACATTTTCAGCGGCATACAGCTGATGACGGATGCCATGAGGTCGCGCGCACGGTTGATCGCTGGCACCGAGATTGCGCGGTTGCGGGCTTCACCTTCTTGGTAGGTGTAGTACTGGCCGATCATGTTCGGGCCTTGCGCGTTTGACGTGTAACCGACAGCGGCCTGCACTTCGACGTCGGGTGTGGTGGAGATTGCGGCAGTCTTTTTAGCGAACAGGGCCATGCGTCAAGTGTGCCACAGCCGTCAAGCGTTTATGTGTACCCGCCCGCCGACACGATCCCGACGAAAGGCCGGGGCGGGTACGTTGCGATGCTACACGCTGACGATCATTGGGCGACCGCTTTGTGCTGGTCGAGCGACCATGCCCGCAGCCCACACCATGCACCTGGCTAACTCGATTGGGCCGGGTGATCGTTGCGACGATAGCACCAAAGTGTTTTGCGTTTTGACGGCAACGGCACGTTGCACGTGTTCGGCCAGCATGGTCTCGCCCGTGTGTAGCAGCCTGCCCTGGTTGATGAGGTCGCGTACGACGGGGGTGAGTTTGCCGAGTTCGGCGTAGCCGACGATGACGCGGCGGCGCTCAAGGTTGGGCGGGCAGATGGCGTCAATGCTTGGCGACATGGCGAACCTGACAGCGGGGTCGGTGGCAACCTCAGCGAGCTTGTCGTACAGCTCACCGATCGTGTCGACGACGAAGGCGATAGTGCAGACTGTGCGTCCGTCGGGCAGGTTGACGGCGCGTACAGCTGCGTATCGGGAGTCGTCCAGGCTTGCCTCGA